CAAGTTTTAATTAAAAAATAGACACGGGAAGTGGGGTTTTCTATAAATAAATTATGATAGAATATTTTCTTTATTATATATGAATACTATAGTATTGAATAAATTTATAGCTGAACTAGATATTGAGATACTTAAAAATTCAGTTGGTATATGGGAAGAAGAACCTGTATCACCAAAAGAGTTTTTTACTACTTGGCTAAAACCTGAATTATCTGAAGCCCAATTAAATGTATTTGAAAGTTTATTTTTAGTAGATGGCAAAATAGATTGGAATAAAGATTGGAATGAATATATATTAATGTGGGGAGAGGGGTCAGGTAAGGATTTCTTCTGCATAAGAATAATTATATATACTGCTTACTTTTTAATGTGTTTAAAGAATCCACAGAAGTATTTTAACTTTGCAGATAATGAACCAATAGATTTAGTTAATGTTAGTTTTTCCAGTACACATGCAAAAGATGTATTTTTCAAAAGATTACTTACAGCAGTTAAATTAACAATGAATCCTAAAACAGGAAGAAATTGGTTTGAGGAAAAGGGAATGGATTTAAGAGATGGACAAGATGTTCAGGTAACTAAAATATTATTTAAGAAAAATATAACTGCGTACAGTTTAAACTCACAAAGATATACTGGGGAAGGTAAAAATATACTAATAGCAGTCTTTGATGAGATAGCAGAATTTAAACCAAGTAAAGCTAAAGAACTTTATGAAAACTTATGGTTTACAGCAGAATCAAGATGGGGTAGTAAAGATGATTCTCCAATGAGAATAATATTATTATCATATTTAAGAAATGAATTTGATTATATGAACTATAGATGGAATCAATCTGAAACAGAGGAAAAAGTATATAGAAGTAGAAAAGCAACTTGGGAAGTAAGACCAGATAAAACTAGAGAAGATTATAATAGAGCCTTTGGAAAAAACCCAGAAGATGCAGCAAGAAGATATGGTAATGTATTATCAGATAAGTTAGGAAATAGATTTTTTAAATATCCAGAAAAAATAGTAGAGCATATTAATAAAGATAGACAAACACCATACGAAGATAAATTAATACATACAGCAAATTTAAATACATTAACATTTAAGCCTTGGTTTAGACCATATCTAATTCAAAGATTAGACAATTTAAAAGAACTTACTATAAGAACAAAAGCAGAAGAAGCAGAAGTAAGAGTATTAGAAGCAAGACATAGAGATACACAATACTTTATACATTTAGATTTAGCAAAAGGAAAAGAAGGAGGAGATTGTGCTGGGTTTGCAATGGTTCATCCTTACTTTATTAATCCAGATGACGAAGACGATGGAGTAGGAATATATTTAGATTTAGTAATGCAATTAAAAGGCGATAGGGGAGAAATAGATTTTGAAGAAATAAGAAACTTTATATTAGGATTAGAAGAAGTAGGTTATCCAATAGGTGCAGTAACAGCTGATTCCTTTGGTTCAATAGAAATGATTCAATTATTAAAAAAGAAAAATATAAAAGCAAAAGAATTATCAACAGTAAGAACAGATGAAGCATTTCAAACATTGAAAGAATTAATATATTCAAAAAGAATAGATTATTATAATTATTTAGTTTTAATAAGAGAGTTAGATGAATTAATAAATGTTGATAGAAAAATAGACCACCCAGAAGTTTCACAAAGACGTTCTATAGAAGAAGGTAATGATAAAGGAAGTAAAGATTGTGCTGATGCAGTAGCAGGAGCATCACTTAATGCTTTATCATCAATAGAACTTGAAGGAGATTGGTTGGGAGTTGAATTATAAGGAGATAATATGTTATTTAAAAGAAGAAAAAAAGAACAAGAACCAGAAGCTTTAGGAGTAGATTTAAGTGAGAAGGAAGTAACTCAAACTAAAGCATCTAAAGTACCTATTAATGAAGCATCAGTTATTGGGATAGGATATGGTGATACTTATGTAAATAGAATAATGCAAAAGACTGGTTTAACAACTTTAGAAATGTGGTATTGTTATGTTCAAGATGAATGGGTAAGAGCATGTGTAGATAAAATAATTAAAGAGGTAGTTAAATATCAAATAGTAGTAGTACCAAAAGAAACTTCTGATGAAATGGCACCAGAAACACAAGCACATATAGATGAAGTAACTGAATTACTTGAAAACCCAAATGAAAAAATAGAATCATTTGATAATATTAGAAGAAAATATTTAAGAGATATTTTAGTATATGATGCAGGAGCAATGGAAATAGTATATGCTAATTCAGGTAAACCAGAAATTGAAGCTTCTTTAAAATCAATAAATAAAAAATTGTTTAATTTAGAGTTAAATAAAAAAGTAATATTTGATAAGAAAAAGATAGAAAGTATTGATAGAGATATTACAAAAATAAAAAAAGAAAGATTGAGTTTAAAAAAACAATTAAAAGTTGTAAATAAACAAATTGAAGAAAAGGGTAATAAACCAGTAGAATTATATGATGTTGCTGGTGTTAATATAAAGGTAAATGTAGATGAAGCAGGAAATTTTATGAATGGCAAACCAGCTTATTTATATTATAGTCAAGGTAATTCATTAAAACCAGATGTTGAGTTTACTAAAGAAGAGTTAATATACTTCTTACAATATCCAACAGCAGGTAGAGTATATGGGTTATCCCCAATTGAAACATTATATGATACAGTTCAAGCAGATATACAAGCAGCTAAATTAAACAGACGAAGATTAGACAATGACGGAATGATATCAGGAGTATTAGCATTCCCAGGTATGAGTCAAGCAAAGCTATCAAGAAATCAAAATTTTTGGAAAATGCAAGCAAAAAAGAAAGGTGCAAGATTAGTATTAACATCTTCTGATAAAGTATCATTTACAAGAGTAGCAGAATCACATCAAGAAATGCAGTTCATGGAATATCAAAGATGGACATTAGTAAAAATAATGGCAGTATATGGAATGCAACCAATTGTATTAGGAGTTATAACTGAGAACACAGGTAAATTAAATTCAGAAGAACAAAGAAAACAATTCAAATCAGATGCAATATTACCATTAATTGAATTAGAAACTCATCATTTAACAGATGTATTAATTCAACAAGGATTTGGTTATGACGATATTAAAATGGGTTATGTAGAACCATTACAAGAATCAACACAAGCTGAGAATGTAGATAAAGCAGATAAGATGGGTAAATTAGGAGTAATAACTATAAATGAAGCCAGAGGATTTATAGGATTAAAAAGATTAGAAGAAGGTGGAGACCAATTAGTAATGGTAAATCAACTTCGACAAATATCAGAAGAATTAGGTAAGAGCCAACATAAAGGAACATTAGCAGAGATAAAACAAAGGATAGATGATATGTTAAAACCAAACGAACCAATAAAAGAATCAATAAACGAGGAGGAACAAAATGATTAAGGGATTGATAACATTTTTGATAGTAGCAGGTTTATTAGTTGTAGCAGTATTTGCATTAAAAGCTATATTTGGTGTGGATGCACCTTTAGTAGTTCAATAATAAAATAAAACAAAATGCTTAAAGTAGAAGAGTTCATAGAAATAATTAAGTTGGATAATCTAGTTGATGCTTATAAAGATGAATTAGATTATCCCCCATTTAGAGATTGGAGAAGTACTATCGTAATGGTTAGAAAAGAATTAGCAGAAAAGCTAATAGATGATAACTATGTAATCAATGAGATGGTTAAATTTATAGATGATTACATAAGACAAGTAGTTGAATTAGGGATAGTAATATTATTAGAAGACATACATAAAGGATTTGAAACAAAATCAATTAAAACAAAAGCATTAACACCAGAAGACTATATTATATTTGATAGAATATTTAATCAAGAATTATCAACATTTGCAATACATAACGAACCAAGACTATGGGGAATATTAGGAGTAGGATATGGTCAAGGAGTTAATGTAGGATTAGGTGATTTAGGAATACCTGCACATGAAACTGATTGGCAACTATTTAGAGAAACAGCAGCATATAGACAATTAGCATTTCAAAACTTACAACATATATCAAACAATTTAGGTCATCATATAAAAGGAGTAGTAGCAGCTGGAGTAACAGAAGGAGTAAATCCTTATGAGATATCAAGAAGATTAAGAGAAATAAAATTAAAACCTAAAAGAGTAACAGTTCCACCTAAGATAGTAAATGGAAAAGAAGTAAGAACAGGATATCAATATTTAATACCACAAAAAAGATATGCAGAAATGATAGCAAGAACAGAATCATCAAGAGCAATCAATCAAGGAAGATTAGATGCTTATAGAAGAACAGGAATAAAACAAGTAGAGTTTTTGGGTGCCGGTGACAATAGAGTTTGTGAAGAATGTATGGATTATGATGGAAATAAATATCCAATAGATAATGCTCCACTAATTCCTATCCATGTAGCTTGTTTGATAGAACCTAAAACTTTAGTATATACAGTAAATGGTTGGGTTAAAATAAAAAATATAAAAAAGGGAGATTTAGTTTTAACACACAAAGGAAAGTTTAAAAAGGTTAAGAAAACATTAGAACATTTGAAATATAAAGGTAAAGTATATGAAATTTTTTATGGTTGGAAGCGAGATAATTATGGAGTACCAAAACATAAGATTTCATTTACATCAGAACACCCTGTTTTAACAGAGAGGGGTTGGATTAAAGTTCAAGATTTAACTTTACAAGATAAAATAATATTTTTAGCAAAAAGATGTAAACAATGTAATAAATTATTTCCTGTTTTTAGTGAAAAAGAGAATGAGTTTTGTTCTCATAGTTGTATTAACAAATATACTGCTTTAAAGCAATGGGAGAATCCTAAAAATAGGGAGATGGTTAGTAAAAAAGTTTCTGAATGGAATATTCAAAGATATAAAGATAATCCAGAGTTAAAATATTTAGTAACAAAAAATGCTTTAAAGAAATGTAAAGAACTTTATGCTAAAGGAATACATCCTGTACAAATTAATAATACAGGAAAAACATATGAAGAAATATATGGAAAAGAACGAGGGGAGAAGATAGCTAAAAAAATACGTGTTGGTGTTTCAAAAAATGAATACCAAAAGAATGGAACTTGGAGTAAAGGATTAACAAAAGAAACAAATAATATTCTAAAACAAAAAGGAATAAAGCAGAAAGAATTTTATAAAGAATATCCAGATAAGCATCCTAATAGAATTATGGCTAAAGCTACAATGAAGGGAACTAAGGGGTATATTTCTATTCCACAAAAAAAGATGTATTCTGTTATAAAAAATATTTATGAAGATGCTGAATTAGAGTATCCGATTAAATTGAAAAAAGGTGTAAAATTTGCTGATGTTGGTATACCATCTTTAAAATTGGATTGTGAATATGATGGTGAATATTGGCATCAAGGTCATGAATTAGATGATAAAAAGAGAGATATAGCAGTAGGAAAAGTTGGTTGGGATACAATTAGGTTTAATAAAAATAATTATAAAGATTGTATTGAATCAATAAAAAGATTAGAAAAGAATCATAATGGAGAATATGAATTTATAGCAATCCCTGTTTTGGATATAAAAAAGAAGCAACTTAAAATTGTAAAGAGGTTATATAATTTTTCTGTAGAAGAAGATGAAAGTTATATTGTAAAAGGAATGGTTTCTCATAATTGCAGATGCACATATATCGTCTCTGGAAAGATAACAGATGAAGGAAGAAGAGATGCTAAAGAAGGAATTAAATTAGATTCTGATGAGTTACCCATATTAAATAATATATAATATAATAGAGGAAATTAATTATGAAAAGCAAAATAACTTATCAAGATTTGGAACTTATAGTGGAATCAATAGATGATAAAGTAGTTTCTTATGAAGGAAATTTAATTATAAAGAGTTTAGTTAGGGAGTACTTTATTGACCCACTTATTGTTTCAACTGGAGGAGAAGAGGAGTTAGGTATAATGGTAAGCGAATCTTTAAAGCTTAAACCAGGTAATAGTGGATATATTCAAGCAGTATTAATAGAAAAAGTTCAAAATGAATTAGGAGCTAAAATAATATATAATATAGATGAGGAATAATATGAAATGCAATAAATGTAAATCAAAGAAAATAATAGAGACTAAGGAAGGTAAATTAGTTTGTCAAAAGTGTGGAGAAGTATCAATTAGAAAACAAGGTAACTTCATAACAAGAATGTTTATAAAATGAAATTTGAGCAAAAATTAAATATTGGCTGCAATCAGGCAGGCAAAGGTGACAAAGATAGGTCTCTTAGTAACAACAAAAAAATTAATTTTAGAAAGAACTTTGACTCTATTTTCAAGCAAGATTCTCTTAAAGAAATGTGTGCTGGTTGTAATGTAAATAAAAATTGGAAATATAGTATATTAAATAAACAAGGTAAGTTTCATTATTGTGAAGACTGCAAATCAGCTTATCTTAAAATGAAAAAAACAACTTAAAATAAAATGGACATTTCTTACTGTGATATTTGTGGTCAACCAATTCATGATTTAAAACATGTTTTAATTTTTATAGCAGAAACGGAATTAGCAGAACTACAAGAAGAATTAAAAAGTATGTTTTTTAAACCATTAGGAATAGATAAAAAATTTAAGATAGAAAGACAAGAAATATGTAATGATTGTAAAAATATGTTAGGAGTAATATTTAAAGAGAAGAAAAAGGGCTTAGAAAAAGCAATTAGAGATATAGAAAGAATGTACAGCTTATAAGAAAGGAGTTTCATAATGGCTTTATCAAAAAATGCAAAAGATTTATTATCTAAGAGATATTGTAGAGATAACGAGACATCTTATGATGTATTTAAAAGAGTAGCACATGCTTTATCTTTGGCAGATGAAAAGTTTGAAAAGAGATTAAATAAAGCAATGACAGATGGATATTTTTTACCAAACTCCCCATGTTTAAGAAATGCAGGAACTAAAAGTGGGATGTTACATGCATGCTTTGTACTCCCAATTGAAGATACAATAGAAAGTTTATTAGATACTCAAAAGAATATGGGATTAATATTTAAACATGGTGGTGGAGTAGGAATCAATTTTAGTAAATTAAGACCTAATGGGGCATCTTTATCTTCTGGTGGAACATCAAGTGGTGTTGTTAGTTTTATGGAAACATATGATGTAATGACTAATAATATCAAACAAGGTGGATTCAGAAGAGGAGCATTAATGGGGGTATTAAATTGTGACCATGCAGAAATAATGGAATTTATAAGAAGCAAATTAATAAATCAATTAACTAATTTTAATATATCTGTGTTAGTAACAGATGATTTTATGGAAAAGGTGGAAAAAGAGGAAACAGTTAATTTAATTAATCCCCAAAACGGAACAGTTTGGCAAAAACTAAATGCTAAAACTATATTTGATATAATTTGTTTTTGTGCTTGGAATAGTGGAGACCCAGGTTTATTATTTTATGACAGAATAAATAAAGATAATAAATTATATCCCAAAGTAAAAATAGAATGTAGTAACCCATGTGGAGAAGTACCCTTACCAGAGTATGGTGCTTGTTGTTTAGGTAGTATTAATATATCTAAATTAGTTAAGTATAATAAATTTGATTTTAAAGAATTTGAGAAACATTTAAAGATAGCAGTAAGGGCATTAAGGAATATGAATTCTATTAGTTGGTATCCATTACCAGAGATAACAAAGACAATGAAAGAGTTAGACCCAATAGGAGTAGGAATAATGGGATTTGCAGATGCACTAATTAAAATGAATATATATTACGATAGTGAAGAAGCTTTAAAATTCATAGATGAATTGGGGTCAGTATATAAAAAGGTAACTGATAAATTAGCTAAAGATAGTTTTTGGAAAAGAATAATAGCACCTACTGGAAGTCTTAGTATATTAGCTAATTGTAGCAGTGGAATAGAACCAGTGTTTGCAGCAGATTTTGAAAGACATTTAACAATGGGGGTAATAAGAGAAACTAGAGAATTATACAAATCAAAATATTTAAGAATAGCCCATGACATAGAACCAATTTGGCATTTGAAGGTACAAGCACAATGGCAAAAATGGTTAGACGGGAGTATTAGTAAAACAATTAACTTACCATATAACGCATCAGTAGATGATATCAAAAATATTTATATACAAGCATACAAATTAGGTTGTAAAGGAATTACAGTATTTAGAGACGGTAGTAAAGCTGGTGTATTAAAGAAGAAAGAAAACAAAGTCCCTGAACGAATCAAATGTGAAGGGGAATCCTGCCAATTATAAACTCAAAAAAGCCTTAAAAATAACCACAAAATCTCCCTTAAAATTCAGTATTTTTCTCTTGACTTACCTTCCGTACTGTACTATAATATATGTATGGATAAGATAAATAATAAAAAGGAGGTAGAGATGATAATACAATGTTGGAATTTTGAATGTAAATATTGTAGTAAAGATGGACAAGGACAATGTAAACATAAGAATT